GCGCGCTGTCGGGGGACTGGCGGCGCATCGGGGGGAACCTGGAACTCGTCGCGGCGCTCGCGGTCAACGTGCCCGGCTTCCCGATCCCCCGCACCCGCACCGCCGTGCAGCGCGGGGAGCAGACGGCGTTGGTGGCGTCGGGCATCGTCGCCCCGCTGCCCGCGACGTCGCTCGTGGACGCGCGGATCATCGCCCGGCAGGTGCTCGCCGTGCTCGACCGGCGCGGCAAGGTCGACAGGCTGGCGCGCCGGATGGGCCGGGACAGGGCGTCGCGGATGGCTGCTGCGGCGGCACGGATCGAGAGGGGCTAGGGGTGGCGTGCAACTGCGGAGGCAAGAAGCGAGTCTCCTACCAGGTCAAGTTCAGGGACGGGCGGCAGGAGACCTTCGTGTCCTCTGCCGACGCGAGCAACGCCATCCGAGCGGCGGGTGGCGGAACGATGAAGGCGGTGCCAGTCAAGTGAGCAACGAAGCCCTCCTGTGGATCATCCTCGGGGTCGCGGTCCTGATCCTGGTGCTCATCGCGGTCGGGCGGTTCCGGCCCTGACCCCTGAGGAACGGCGGCGCGTGCTCGCGGTCATCGCCAGCGCGCTCGTGGTGGTGGCACTGATCTGGGTGGTGGCGGCGATGGTGTGACCCACGCCTCACTGGCTCAGTTTGTCCCCACCACGGTCTGTGTGTATAGTCGTAGACAGCACGACAACGACCCGCCAACCACACCAAGGAGCCACCCCATGTCCTACCTCGCCGACGCCCACCGCGAGTGGCACTACGTCAACGGTGCCTACAACTCCAACTGCCCGCTCGACTGCGGTGCCATGTCCCCCGAGGCCCGCGCCGCCGAGGACGCCATGATGGCCGAGGCGTACCTCATCGAGGAGGAGGGCGCGGTTCCCACCATCCGCTGCGCCCACTGCAAGGGCCGCCACGTCACCGTCGACATGGTGCGGGTCTGCGCCGCCTGACCAGCCCGGGGGGCGCGAACTTGTGTCGCGCCCCCTCCGCATGTATAGTCGTAGACACAACGACCCGCCAACCAAGGAGACACCATGACCGCCTTCATCTACCAGTGCCCGACCTGCGACGGCGCAGGCGAGACCGTCATCAACATCGACCCCGCCGACCCCGCCTCCGGCGACTACGCCGAGTGCTCGCTCTGCCAGGGCGACGGCAGCGTCACCCTCGCCCAGATCGAGGCCCACGACCAGGCCGAGGCCGACCGCGCCGACGACCACGCCCAGGTGTACGAGGTGCCCACCCGCACCCTCGTCCCGCTGCCCGACACCGACGTCCACCCGGACGTCACCCTCGCCGCCGACCTGACCGCGCTGTACGGCCCGTGGGAGGCTGCCGCGCTGCTCGCCTCCGAGCCGCCCTTCTGAGACGCTCCCGGGGAGCGGGCACCACGCCCGCTCCCCGACCCGCATGGAGGAAGCATGAGCAGCATGGACTGGACCCGCAACCAGCCGGGCGACTACTACGGCGAAGGCGTCGGGCTCACCGCCCGCGTCTGGCGCACCTCCGAGTCCCCGCCCGAGTGGCAGTGGGCCACGTACGACGTCGCGCCCGGTGTCGGTCTGCTCGCATCGGGGTCTGAGACCACGATGAACGCGGCGTGTGCGGCTGCCGAGGAGTCCGCGCACGTCTCCACCGACGAGGGTGGCCCGACCCCGCACGTCCCCGGCGACCACGACCCGGGCATCGTCGGGGAGCACGAGGGCGGCTCCCCCGTCCCACACCCGGGCGTGCACTTCGACCCACCACCCGAGGGCCACGTCCCCGTCGTGCCCGACACCTTCGTGCCCATCACCGAACCCGGCGGCGGGCAGGCTGCCGACACCCGGGCGCGGAACTCTCAGTAGGCGAGTGCTAGCACTGCTCTGGCGCGCGCTCTCGTGGCGGGCCTACGGTGCGCTTGATCGTTCACGCTGCTGGCACCTCAGGCCGGGCGGGACGCCGACGTGCTGGCCGTAGGCCGACGGACGGACTCCAACCCCGAGAACATCGCCACGAAAGGCAGCCTGAGATGGACCCGTTCGAGTACCCGGAGGACTTGACCGCCCTCGACCCCGACGCTCTCGCCACTGCCGAGGAGGCAGCGCTCGCGGAGTTCGACCGGCTGCGTGCCCTGGGCGACGACATCACGGACGAGCAGATCGAGGAGATGGAGCGCCTCGCCGCGCACGTCGCCGCCATCCGCGCCGAGGGTGAGGCCCGCGTCCAGGCTGCCGCCGACCGCCAGGCGCGTGTCGAGGCTGCGGCTGCGTCGCTGTCGACGGAGCCCCCCGAGGAGGAGCCCGCCGAGGAAGGCGAGGAGGAGGGCGAGGGCGACGAGGACGAGGAGGAGCCCACCGCCGAGGGCAGCGCCGAGGCCGAGGAGCAGGACCCGGTGCCCGTCACCGCGTCCGCCCGCCGCCCGCAGTCGCTCGTCCGCCGCACGCCCAAGCAGGCCGTGGTCCGGCCCGCGAACTCTCGCCGCGCCGCCGTGCTCACCGCCGCCGCCGACGTGCAGGGCTTCGCCGCCTCCCAGCGTCTCGCCGACCTGACCGAGGTCGCCAAGGCGTTCGCGGCCCGCTCCAAGGGGCTCCCGCAGACCCGCATCGGCGGCAAGGACGGCACCCGGCTCCAGTACGCGGTGGCGTCGCTGTCGCGTGGCCTGGGCTCCTACGACGGGCTCTCCATCACCAACCCGAAGTGGGGCGGTGACGAGCAGGCGCTGGTGGCGGCTGCTGCGAAGGAGGCCCGGCTGCCGGGCGGCTCGCTGGTCGCGGCGGGTGGCTGGTGTGCCCCGTCCGAGACCATCTACGACCTGTGCGAGAACCGGGCGTCGCTCGACGGCCTGTGGGACGTGCCCGAGATCAACGTCTCCCGGGGCGGCATCCGCTACACCAAGGGCCCCGACTTCACCTCCATGTTCGACAACGGGTTCTGGCTGACCGAGGCCGAGATCATCGCGGGCACGTTGAAGACCTGCGTGGAGATCACCTGCCCGCCGTTCGTGGAGATTCGTCTCGACGCCGTGGGCATCTGCATCAAGGCCCCGATCCTCACCAACACCGCCTACCCGGAACTGGTGCGGGCGTGGATCGAGGGGACGCTCATCGGCCAGCAGGACGCGGTGTCTGCCGCGCTGCTCCAGAAGGCTGCGGCGTCGGCGGGTGCTGCGGTCGCGGTCGGCGGCGCGGGGACGTCGGTGTCCCACGACACGCTCACCGCGCTGGAACTCGTCGGGGAGGGCATGCGGCAGCGCGAGCACATGGCCTTCAACGAGTCCGTCGAGGTCGTGCTCCCCGTGTGGATGCGGTCCGCGATCAAGGCCGACCTCGCGGTGCGCACCGGCCAGCCTGCCCCGCTCGTCTCCAACGAGCAGGTCCAGTCGCACTTCGCCAACCGGGGCCTGCGGGTCCAGTGGGTCTACAACTGGGAGCCGCTCACGGTCGACGCCAACGGGGTCGCCACCGCGTACCCGACCAACGTGGACGCGCTCGTCTACCCGGCGGGCACGTTCGTGAAGGGCACCGAGGACGTCATCAGCCTGGACACCGTGTACGACTCGACCGACCTGCTCTCCAACATGTATACGGCGGCGTTCGTGGAGGAGGGGGTGCTGCTCGCGGAGACCTGCGGCAGCGCTGCTCTCGTCACGCTCCCGGTCTGCGTCAACGGGCGGACCGGCGCGGCTGACATCGTGGAGTGCTTCCCCGAGGCTGGAGTCTGAGGCCGGGCGGGCCGGAGGGCTCCCGACAGCCCTCCGGCCCACCTACTAGCCAGGACCAGCAGCAGGGAGACAGGAGCAGCAGATGATTACCGTGGAGCCGCCCCCGCCCACCCCGTACCGCTACGGGCTGCTGGAAGCCGCGACCGTCGCCACCCCCGCTGACCCGCACGCCTTCATGGGCGTCCAGTTCCAGCCCGAGTGCGGCATCGCCCACCTCACCCCGGGCGCGTGCATGCCCTACGACCTCGCGGACTCCGACGTCGGGCCGGTGACGGTCAACGTGGGCACCACCCGCAACGCCGCCCTGAACGGCACTGTGGGCGAGGCCGGGGACTACGTGATCGACTGGGGCGACGGCACGACCACGGTCGGCTCGACGCTCACGGGCCGGTCCCACACGTACACCGCCGACGGCACTTACACGGTCACCGTCGACGGACCCAACGGCTACTACGCGTCCCTGGGTGGCGTGGTCGTCACCAACGGCGCAGCCACCGGCCCCTTCACCACCACCGCCTACGACACCTCCCCGGCCACGAAGGTCGTGGACACGGGCAGGGAACTGGTGGAGGTGGAGCCGTTCGCCGTCTACCGGCTGCACCAGTGCCAGGCTGTCGGCGGGCTCGCGGACGCGGAGACTCGCGCCACCCGGGCCTTCGAGTTGGCCGAGGGTCGTGCCGTCGAGGAGTGGTTCGCCCGCTTCCTCTCCACCAACCCTGCCGCCGTGGACCTGACCCCTGCCTCCGGCGCGGTGCACCCGGCGAACGGGCTGGCGCTGCTGGAAGGGGTCGCCGCCGACGACTACGGGGGCGTGCCTGTCATCCACGCCTCCCGTGGGCTCGTCACCATCCTCGACGGCCTCAACCTCGTGGAGCGGCAGGGCGGGCACATCGAGACCATCCTCGGCTCGCTGGTCGCGGCGGGCGGCGGGTACTCCGAGGCGCTCGTCGGGCCAAACGGCGAGGCCACCGACCCGGGTGCGGCGTGGCTGTACGTCACCGGGCGGGTGTTCGTGTGGCGCGGTGCCGTGCTCACCACCGAGCCGGTGCTCGACCTGTCTCCGCCCACCAACGTGTTCAGCATCCTCGCGGAGCGGCCCTACCTCGTCGCCACCGAGTGCATCATCTTCGCCGTGCAGGTCGACCTGTCGATGTGCTGCGCCGGGACCGGCGGGGTCGTCGCGGACCCGGCGTCCGGCGACGACCTGCCGGTGCTCGACACGGGCACCGACACCATCGAAGGCCCGGGCGGCACGTGGACCCCGCCCGCGTCCGGCAACCTGCGCGCGGTCACGGTGACGGTGACGTCGGGCAGTGTCGAGGTCGACGGCGACGAGGTGACGGCACCCAACTCCGTGTCCTTCGCTGCTGCTCGCGGTGAGGACCTGGACGCGCCGACCGTGACCGCCGACGACGACAACGACCGTGCCGTGGTGTCGTGGGTGGTGGCTCCGTGACCCCGGACGAGACGTACGTCCACGGACGCGACCCGGCGACGGCGCGTGCGCTGCTCGCTGCTGCCGCGTCGCTGGGTCTGTCCAAGCACGTCGTCCTCACCACCGACGGGGGCTTCATCGTCCCCGACAAGGTGTGGGACGTCGCCGAGGCTGCGCTGTCTGCCCCCGACCCGGAGGCAGTGTTCTGAGATGTTCCGCCCGATGAAGGAGATGCCCTGATGTCCGGTCGATGCTTCCCGCTCGTGGGTGGTCGGGTGATGCGGGTGACGCGCCTCGACCGCTGCGGTGCCCCCGTCTACGGCCCCTGCTCTCGCGTGGTGTCGGACGGCTTCGTGTCCGTCGCCACCACCTCCAACGTGGACGAGGGCGACACCATCGAACTGCGGAACGCCAACGGCAAGATGTGCGTCCGCCACCAGCCCGCCCCCACCACGTCCGGCTTCACCGTCGAGGTCAACTTCTGCCAGGTCGACCCCGACCTGTTCGCGCTCATCACCGGCCAGCGCACCGTCCACGACCCGCTCACGGGGGACACCATCGGCTTCCGGGTCAACGTGGACGTCTCCGTGGACGACTTCGGCTGGGCGTTGGAGGTCTGGTCGACGGTGCCCGGCGAGGTGTGCGAGCCCGGCTCCGAGGGCAACTACGGCTACGTCCTCTACCCGTTCCTGGGTGGCGGCACGTTCGGTGACTTCACCATCGAGAACGACGCCGTGACGTTCACGGTCACGGGCGCGACCACCAAGTCCGGCGCGGGCTGGGACGTCGGCCCCTACGACGTCACGGGCGACAGCACGTCCCCGGGTCCGCTCACCGAGGCCATCGAGAAGGGCGACCACCTGCACGTGCAGATCACCGGCGTCGCCCCGCCGGAGCCCACCTGCGGCTGCCAGCCGCTGGACGACCCGGACGCTCCCCCGGCGACGGGCGCGGACGCGGGCGACCCGGGCACCTGGACCCCGGAGCCTTCCAACCGTCCCGACGACCTCGCGGCGTTGCAGGCGGGCACGGTCACCGCCAACCCGGCGACCGCGTGGACCGCCGGGCAGCACGTGGTGCTGGAGGACGGCTCGACCGCATACTGGGACGGCACCGCGTGGGCTGCGGGAGAGGGTGCCTAGCCGCCCTCGCTCCCTCTGACCCGAGAGGTCCGCTGCTGTGGGCTACCTGACGCAAGATGAGATCGCCGCCAACGTGGCGATGCAGCACCGGGTGGCGCAAGCGTTCGCCCAGGAGTTCGTCGTCAACGGCGCGCCCCAGGACCCGATGACGCTGCGCCCCTACGACCCCGACCGCTACACGATGGAACGGCGACGCGAGTGGGCGGCGTCGCCGGGCTGGGAGGCCGCGTGGGCGTCCGCGAAGGTCACCCACCCGGAGCCCGAGTACGACCCGGGCACCGACGAGGGCGTCATCACCGACGGCATGATCCTGTCCCAGGTGCAGGCGATGCTGGCCGACGAGGAGCCGCCGCCGTGACCGTGCCCGCTGCGGAGTACCTGTGCTGGCCCATCGAGCCGGGCTGCTCGGACGAGGAGTGGCAGACCTTCACGCCCGAGGTGCAGGAGCGCGCCACCATCCTCGCCGTCGAGACGCTGCGCACCCTCACCGCCTACCGGGTGGGGGGCTGCCCCATCACCGTCCGCCCCTGCCGACAGCCGTGCACCACGCCGCCCACCTACGCCACCTACCCCGCGCCCGGCGTCGGCGGGAACGGCGGACCCGTGGACGGCTGGCACCCGGCGCTGCACTCGGGCACGTGGGTGAACATCGCGTGCGGCTGCACCACCTACGACTGCTCGTGCGGGCCGTTGCAGGAGATCGTGCTGCCCGGCGGCATCGCCCAGGTCACCGAGGTCACCCTCGACGGCGCGGCCCTCGACCCCACCGCCTACGTCGTCCACGACGGGATGCGGCTCGTCCGCATCGACGGGGGCGTGTGGCCCTCCTGCCAGGACATGACCGCCGCGCTCGACGCGGACGGCTCCTTCGGGGTCACCTACGTCACCGGCTCCCTCCCGGGACGCCTCGGGGCTATCGCGGCGGGACGGCTCGCCTATGAGTACGCCAAGGCGTGCGTCGGCGCGTCGTGTGCTCTGCCCCCGCGTGTGCGCACCGTCGCCCGGCAGGGGGTCACGCTGGAACTCGCCACCGCCGAAGGCGACCCGTGGCCCTCCGGCCTCACCGGCATCCGCGAGGTCGACGCGTTCATCCGACGTCACAACCCGCACGCCTTGAAGACCCCCTCGGCGGTCTGGTCGCCTGACGTGCGCCGACCCCGGCGGGTCCCATGACCGTCACTCCCCCGGAGCCCATCGAGGACACGAAGGTCTGGCCGCTGCTGATGCAGATGGTGGACTGCCTGTGCGCAGAACTGGCAGCCTCCCCGGGGGGCACTCCCTGCTACTGCGGGGTGGTGCCCGGGCAGGTGCCGTCGATGGACTTCTGCGACTGCCTCGACGCGTCCGCCTGCGGGATGGGCTGGGTGCGGCTCGACACCGCCTACCCCTCCACCGTGTTCCCGCAGCAGCAGACCGCCGCCCGCAACTGCCGCACCCCGCTCGCGCTCTCCATCCAGGTCGGAGTGACGCGCTGCGTCCCCGGGCTCGACGCCGCCGGGAACCCGCCGGACGCGGTGGAGCAGGCCGAGGCGGTCCGCATCCAGATGGGCGACATGCTCGCCGCCCGCCGCGCCATCGTCTGCTGCCTCGGGGACCACCCGGCGCACATGCTGGGCAGGTACACGCCCCTGGGTCCGCTGGGCAACTGCGCTGGTGGGTTCTGGGTCGCCTCCGTGCAGGTGATGTGATGGCCAACGACGTGCAGGTCCGCATCGACCAGGCCGCGCTGTCCCGGATGCTGTCCGACCCCTCCCACGCCACGGGGCGGTACATGTTCGCGCTGGGCAACCGGATCCGCAACCGCGCCATCCAGAACGCCCCCGTCGACACCGGCAGGCTGCGCTCCTCCATCACGCTCGTCGTGGAGGGCGACCCGCCCGACAGCGTGCGCATCACCGTCGGGTCGGACGTGGAGTATGCGCGCTACGTGCACGACGGCACCAGGTACATGACGGGGCGTCCGTTCCTCGTGGACGCGATGATCGCGGAGGTGGGAGCGCTGTGAGTACCGTGCCTCCTAGCACCCACCCCGCCACCCTCAGGAGCCCTCATGGCCGACCTCGACTTCACCTCCCCCGAACGCGTCATCGAGCACACGCCGTTCGTGCTGGACGGGGAGAAACTGCTAGCAGTGAAGCCCAAGGGCGGGCAGTTGCTAGCACTCGCCAAGGACGTGCGGGCGTTGCAGGCAGCCCACGACGAACTGGGCCAGGCCGAGATCATCGACCGCTTCATGGAGATGTGCATGGAGCCCGACTCGGCGGCGCGGCTGACGTCGCGGCTCACGGACCCGGAGGACGACTTCGACCTGGACACGCTCACCCTCATCATCGAGCGCTTGCAGGAGGTGTGGACGGCGCGCCCTACTGGGCCGTCCAGCGGATCGTCGCAACGGCGGCGAACAACTGGGCGGGCATCGACGGCTCGTGTGCGCTCGTCGGCGTAGACCCCGGGGGGCTGCCGCTCGACCGCTTCTGCAACGCGGTGATGGTGTGGTTCGAGGAGCGGATGGAACGGACGCCGTGGCTGGCGTTTGAGGCACGCATCAACGCGCGTCCCCCGGAGGCCGAGGTGCGGCCCATCGACGTGGAGCAGGAGGGGCAGCAGTTCATGGCCTTCCTGGGTGCGGTGACAGGTGGAGAGGGGGTGGCCCGGTGACTGAGGTGATCGGCGAGGCGGTCATCGTCGTCTCCACCGACGCCAAGTCCGTCTCGTCGGGCGCGACCGCCGCCGGGCAGTCGGCTGGCCAGGACACCGGCAAGGGCTTCAAGTCGGGCTTCATGTCGTCCATCAAGGGGCTCGCGGCTGCCGCTGGGCTGGCCGCCATCGGCACCGCCGCCGTCAAGTTCGCGGGCGACTCGCTCGCGGAGGCCCGGGAGGCCGAGAAGGTCGGCAAGACCACCGAGGCCGTCATCAAGGCGACGGGCGGCGCGGCGAAGATCAGCGCCGGGCAGGTGAGCGACCTCGCGGAGTCGCTGTCGCGGAAGTCGGGCGTGGACGACGAGGTCATCCAGACCGGCGAGAACCTGCTCCTGACCTTCAAGAACGTCCGCAACGAGGCGAGCAAGGGCAACGACATGTTCAACCAGGCCACGGCTGCTGCCGTCGACCTGAGCGCCGCCGGGTTCGGCTCCATCGAGGGCGCGTCCAAGATGCTCGGCAAGGCGCTCAACGACCCCATCGCTGGCATCTCGGCGCTGGGGCGCGCGGGGGTCACCTTCTCCGAGGACCAGAAGGAAGCCATCAAGAAGATGGTGGAGACGGGCGACACGCTCGGCGCGCAGAAGGCGATCATGAAGGAGGTGCAGTCGCAGGTCGGGGGGGTCGCGGAAGCCAACGCGTCCGCTGCGGACAAGTCCAAAGTGGCCTGGGGCAACCTCCAGGAGACCGTCGGCACTCAACTGCTGCCGATCATGGACCGGCTGTCCAACTTCTTCACCAACACCCTCGCCCCCGCTATGACGTCGGCAGTGGAGGGCATCGGTCCCCTGTTCTCCGACATCAAGGGCGACGTGGAGGCGTTCTTCACGTTCCTGGAGGACAACCAGACCACCATCACCGTCGTGGCGGGGCTCATCACGGCGCTGATGATCCCGGCGTTCATCGTGTGGGCGACGACAGCAGCGACCACAGCCGCCACCAACATCATCGCCTGGCTGACGGTGCAGGCGTCCGCCATCGCCTCCGCTGCCCTGCAAGTCGCCGCCCTGACCATGATCGGGCTGGGCTGGATCAAGACCGCCGTCCTCGCCGTCGCCAACGCGGTCATCATGGCGGGAGCGTGGCTGATCGCCCTCGGCCCCATCGGGCTCGTGATCGCAGCCATCGCGGCGATCATCGCGATCATCGTGGTGCTGTGGATGAAGAGCGAGACGTTCCGCAGCATCGTGCTCGGCGCGTGGGACGCCATCAAGGCTGGGGCGTCGGCGCTGTGGGAGGCGATCAAGGTCGCCTTCGACGCCATCGTGGGGGCCGTGCAGAAGGTCGCCTCCTGGGTCGCAGACCTGCCCGGCAAGTTCGTGTCGATGGTGTCGCGGGTGGTGTCGGCGGTGACTGGCTTCGTGTCGTCCGTGGTCGCCAAGTTCACGGAACTGGTGTCGACCGTGGTGGGCAAGGTCGCGGGCTTCGTCGTGGACATCGTCCAGTTCTACGTGTCGCTGCCGGGCAAGATCCTCAACGCCCTGGGCGACATCGGGGCCAGCATCGCCGCCAAGTTCCAGGGCATGGTCTCCAAGGTGTCGGCCTTCGTGTCTGACGTGCTCGCCTTCTTCACCGGGCTCCCGGGCAAGATCCTCAACGGGCTGGGCGACATCGGGGCGACCATCGCCGGGAAGTTCTCGGGCATCGTCGGGGCCATCTCAGACATCCCCGGCAAGATCGTCGGCGTGTTCTCGGGGCTGGCGGGGAAGATCCTCAACGCCATCGGCAGCATCGACCTGGGGTCGCTCATCAAGGGGCCGGGCAAACTCCTCAACGCGGTCGGCTTCGCGGAGGGTGGTGGGGTGCGGGGCCCGACGCTCGCCGTGGTCGGGGAGGGCGGGCCGGAACTGATGATCCCGGCGGGTCGCAACGCCAAGTGGACCCCGGGACTCGACACGGCGCTGGCGTCGGTGCTGGAGGCGCGGGGGATGCTCGCGCCCGCCCAGGGCGGCGGTCCCACGATCAACGTCACCCTGCCGACCGGCGACCCGCACGCGGCAGCGCTCGCGGTCATGGACCGGCTGGCCGCGACCGGGAGTTGGTGAGCCATGTTCAGGGGCTGGTTGCAGTACGGGGACACGGAGGTCGTCAACACCTCGCGGACCGCCGCCTACGCCGCCAACGGGATCGTGGTCCCGGGGGTGGTGGTCTCCGACTGCGCGGACTGCGACGACCTGCCTGAGGTGCTGGGGGACGAGCCCTACGACACGCCCCTCCAAGACCGTCCCCCGTGGCTGGACGACGGCAACCCGGACTCGGCGGACTTCGCGGGCTTCATTGTCCTCGACGTCACCGGGCTGGCGGGGTCCACGATGACCGCCACCGTCAACGAGCGCATCGGGGACGGGGGGATCGTGGGCTACCGGCGGGCGGCGTCTCGGACTATCGCCGTGTCCGCGCTCGCCGTGGGCCGCACCGAGCAGGGACTCGACGCGGGCATCTCGTGGCTGGCGTCGGTGCTCCACCCGCCGTGTGCGGGGGGCGACTGCCGGGGCGACGTGCTGCACATGTTCTCGGCGTGCCCGACCGCGTGCGAGGGGCAGACCGACCTCAACGCGGCGGTGGTGAACACCGACTACACCGCCTCCCCGGACCTCGTGCTCGGAGTGCCGACGACCCTCGGGCCAGTGCTGCCCGGGGTGTGTGACGACGTGACAGTCCTGTGGAACGTGACGTCACCGAGCGGCAACCAGACCGTGACCCCGGGGCTCGCGGACCCGTCCGGGCGAGTGCTGGTGACGGGCGACCCGGTGGTGGTGGGGGCGAGCGCGGTCACCGCGTCGGTGACAGTGCCGGTGACCCCCGGGTTCCCGAACGACTGGCGACCCGTGCTCACCGTCGCAGCCCCGGTGGTGGTGCAGTACCTCAACGTCCAGCACCGCCCGATCCTCACGCTGGAGGAGTGCGTGGAGCCGTACCGGCGGACGCTGCGCAACGTCACCACCATCGAAGGGCCGCTGCTCATCGAGCCGTTCGCCCCGGGCTCCGAGACCACCATCGCCCGCATCGAGTGGACGTGGGTCGCCGCCGAGCCGCACGTCTGGCAGGAGCCGGTGCCGCTGCTCACCGACGTCCCCTCCCTGGGCACCGGCCCCGTCGGCTACCAGGCACCGGGCGTGGAGTTGTCGGCGGTGACGCGGATGCCGTACGGGACGGTCGGTCCCCCCGCCACCGGCACCGTGTGCCCGCGCCCCGCGCCGTCGCTGCTCTCGTGTGCCGACAACGCCTGCTGCCCGCCGGGCGCGGCACCACCCCTCGCCCCGGTGCTCACCGACCCGTGCGTGATGAACCACTACGGCTTCTCCATCGACCGCCGCACCTTCTCCATCCCCGAGGACGTCGCGCCCGCTGGGCTGGGTGTGCTGTCGTGGGTGTTCGTCAACGACGCCAACCCGAAACTGGGTGTCCGGGTGCGCATCTGGGCGGACCCGGACCCGGACTTCGGGGTGCTGTCCGAGTGCGCGTTCAGCGAGGAGTTCACCATCGACTACCTCGGCCCCAACCACGTCCTGCACATCGACGGCCCCGGGGGGCGCGTGGACGTGCTGTGCGGTGAGGACGCGTGGGAGCAGCCCATCTGGGCCAACGCGCTCCGCAACGTGCGCGGCAACTACGGGGGGCCGTTCCACAACGGCCCCATCGGGTGCGGCAAGCGCTACCACGTCGCCGTCGACGTGCCCGTCCAGTACACCGCCACCTGCACCGGCTCCTACGTGAGCGGTGACCCTCAGGGCGCGTTGGCGTGGTCGGTGGACCTCACCAGGCGTGCCTGATGGGCGTGCTCGGCAACGGCGTCAACGAGGCGTGGCTCTACGACCAGCGCGGCGAGAAGCGTCTCGCGGCGTTGGAGAACGCGTCCGAGGTGTCGTGGTCGCGGCGGCTCAACACGATCTCCACGGCAGCGGTGCGCGTGCAGACCGGGGGCCACGGGGCCGACTGCTGCTCGGTGCTCGGGCAGGTCGCCACCTGGGGCCATTCCATCGTCGTGTTCCGCAACGGCGACCGCGTGTGGGAGGGGCCGGTGACGCGGGTGCAGTGGACGCGGGATGCGGTCACTATCGACGCCCAGGACGTGCTGGTGTGGGGGTCGCGCAAGGTGACGGCGGCGCGGCTGCTCGCCGCCCCCGGGAACTTCGCGGAGGCGGAACTGGACTACGACATCGAGCAGACCTTCCTCGGCTTCGACCCTGCCGTGCTCGCGCACAAGAAGCGGCTGGCCCCCGGAGTGGGGCCGCTGGTGACGCGGGACGTCAAGGCGTATGGCGGCTACTACGCCGACCAGTACCAGGAGATGGTCAAGGGCGGCGCGATGTTCACGACCGTGGGCCGCTCCATCGTGGTGTGGCCGAACAGCCACATCATCGGGCGCACGTCACCGCTGCTGCCCCACGACCACATGACCGCCGACGTCGAGGTCGTGGAGGACGGGTTCCGGGTGGCGACCTTCGTCGCCGCCGTCAACGACCAGCAGGTGGCGGGCACGTCGGGTGGCGCGCTCGACCCGTTCTACGGTCGCGTGGACCACGTCGTCTCCTCGGCGGGCACCGAGCCCACCACGCTCGCCGCGACCGCTCTCGCCTACCGGGAGCAGCGCTACCCCGCGCCGCTGCTCGTCAACGTGCCCGCCGGGTCCGTGCTGTCGTGTGACGCGCCGTTCGACATCAGCGAACTCGTGTGCGGAACCATCGTGCCCGTGAAGATCGACCAGGGCGGGCTGTGCAAGCGCATCGACGCCACCCAGCAGTTGTGGGGCGTGGACGTCACCTCGGGTCCGGTCGGGGAGACGGTCTCGGTCACCGTCGCGCCCGTGAGCGGGGCAGCCACATGACCTCGACGGTGGAGACGTGGATGCGGACGGTGGAGACGACTCTCACCGAGCACGACCGCCGCATCCGCACCAAGGCGGCGGCGACGTCGGGAGCCCAGGGGCCACCGGGACCACAGGGCGAGCAGGGCGAGCCCGGTCCGATGGGTCCGGCGGGACCGACGGGCGCGACCGGGGCGACGGGTCCGCAGGGACCACAAGGGATCAAGGGCGACACGGGCGCGACGGGGCCGACGGGCGCGACCGGCAACACGGGTCCGCAGGGTGCTGTCGGCCCGGCGGGTCCGACCGGCCCAGCGGGAGCCGACTCGACGGTGCCCGGCCCCGTGGGTCCGGCGGGTCCGACCGGCCCGCCGGGAGCAGACTCGACGGTCCCTGGTCCCCCGGGCGCGACCGGCCCGCAGGGACCCATCGGTCCGCAGGGGCCGCAGGGCGTCCCGGGCGCGGACTCGACGGTGCCCGGCCCGGCGGGTGGTGGCGGCGACCCGGTGGGAGCCATCGTCGCCTGGGGCTCCATGACCCCGCCTCAGGGCTACCTGCTGTGCAACGGGCAAGCGGTCACGCGAGCCGCCCCGTACGACGCCCTGTTCGCTGTCATCGGCACCACCTACGGGGCAGGCAACGGGACGACGACGTTCAACGTGCCCGACCTGCGGGGCCGCAGCATCCTCGGCGCGAACCCGTCGCACCCGCTGGCGCAGACCGGCGGCTCTGAGACTCACACGCTCACCCTCGCCGAGACGCCGCAGCGCGAGATCCCCGCCATCGGCAACCACAACCACCAGATCACCACCGCCTACCAGGGTGCGGGCAGCCAACTGTCCATCGTCCGGCAGGACGGCGGCGGCATCATCGCCGGGTACTTCCTGGGGACCCAGTGGAACGACGGGGTCGGTCCCGTCGGCCAGGGTGGTGCGGTCGCTGCCGTTCCCGCCACCGGAGCCAGCCCGCACAACAACCTCCACCCGTTCCAGGTCACCAACTACGTCATCAAGTACGACCCGGCGGCGGGCTCCGACCAACTGCACTGGCTCGACCTGGGGCTGGCGGGAGAGTTCCGTCCCGCCCAGGGCACCACCCAGCGGGTGCCGTTCGCTTCCACCCTCGCCGGGTACGGCCTCACCAGCAACGGCGACGGGCTGATGACCGTCGCGGCTGCCGGGGTCTACGACGTCAAGGCTTCGATCAGCGCTGTGGCTCCTGCCGCTGGGTATCTGGTGATGGGTCTGCGGCACTGGCGGGCGGGTGCCCAAGTGCGCCCGCAGGCCGAGCAGGTCATCTACGTCGCCGGGGGTGGGCAGTACGACACCGGCACCGTTGCCGCACAGTTCAGCACGCTCGTCGGTGACCAGTTCGAGATCGTCGTCAACCCGCAGAACCCGAGCGTGACCGTCGACGCCAACCGTGCTCTGTTCGGGGCGCACCGGCTGGCGGGTCCTGGGGCGACGGGTGCCCAGGGTCCGCAGGGCATCCAGGGCGCGACCGGCCCGACCGGGGCGACCGGGGCGGCGGGAGCGACCGGGGAGACGGGGCCGACCGGCCCGCAGGGCGTCAAGGGCGACACGGGAGCGACCGGGGCCACCGGCTCGCAGGGACCGCAGGGCGACCCCGGCGTCCAAGGCCCGCAGGGAGTCAAGGGCGACACCGGGGCCACCGGAGCCACCGGGGCTGCGGGTGCGCAGGGACCGAAGGGCGACACGGGTGCCCAGGGCATCCAAGGCGTCCAGGGGCCTATCGGCCCGACCGGGGCGACGGGCTCGGTGGGTCCGGCGGGTCCGGCGAACTCCCTGGCCATCGGCACCGTCACCACGGGAGCCCCCGGGTCCGCTGCCGGGGCCACCATCACCGGCACCCCGCCCGCCCAGACACTCTCGCTGACCATCCCGCGCGGCGACGTCGGAGCCACCGGAGCGACCGGCACCCAGGGGCCTGCGGGCGCAACCGGTGCCACGGGCTCGCAGGGACCGCAGGGTGTGAAGGGCGACACGGGTGCGGCGGGAGCGACGGGCGCGACGGGTCCGGCGGGAGCGGACGGGGCTGCTGGTGCCCAGGGGCCGCAGGGCATCCAGGGACCGGCGGGCACTGCGGGCGCTCCGGGTCCGGCGGGTCCTAAGGGCGACTCGGGCGGCGAGCCGGTCGGCACGATCATCGCCTGGGGTGGCGCGGCTGCTCCCGCCGGATACCTGATGTGCGACGGCACTGCCTACTCGCGGACCACCTACGCCCCGCTGTACGCGGCCATCGGCACCACCTACGGGGCGGGCGACGGCTCCACCACGTTCAACGTGCCCGACTTGAAGGGCCGCGTGGCGCTCGGCTCGGGGCTGGCCGTCAACCCCTCGCCGCCGGGTGCCACCGGGCACACGCTGGGCTCCAAGGGCGGCTCGGAGACTCACCACCTCACCTTGGCCGAGACGCCGCAGCAGGGCGTCGGCGCGCACAACCACAACATCCTGACCGCCATCGGCGGCGCGGGTGGCTGGCTGTCCCTGATCCGCTCCGACGGTGGAGCGATCAGCGCGGGCTACTACAACCCGGGCGAGTACAACGACGGCGCTGCCCCGATCCGGCCCGCCGGGGCCATCGCCGGGACGTCGGGCGCACCGCACCAGAACATGCCCCCGCACACGACGCTGAACTACGTCATCAAGCACGACGCGGCGGTGCCCGGGATCGACACGCTGGAGTGGGGCTCCCTCGGTGCCGGGACTACTGCGCCGGGCGGCACCTACGGGTTCGTCGCGCTCAACACGCCCACCGTCAAGATTCCCTTCACGAGCCTCCGCGCCGGGTCGGGTGTCGCGTTCCAGGCGGGCGGTGGGCTGCTCATCAGCAAGGCGGGCACCTACACGCTCACCGCTGCCCTCACGGTGAGCAACGCGCTGCACGGGACGGGCGGCTGGGTGCAGGCTGAGATCCAGGTGGTGCGGGCGGCGGCGGTGGTGGCGGCGTTCCCCGCCGTGGACACCATCGGCGGCGTCGGCACCTACGTCGAGGTCGCCGTCTCGCAGGTGGCGGCGCTGCAAGTCGGGGACGTCGTGTACCTGGCGGCGTCGTCCAACGCGGGCGGCGGGTCCAACCTCCCCGTGGACGCGCGCTCGCACCTCACTGCCGTCCGGCAGGCTGGGGCCGGTCCGGCGGGACCGCAGGGTCCCCCGGGGGCGGTGG